ATCTTCGACTGCCAGCGTTCTGTCTTCGTGTTCCGGATTAAGAGATTTGAGTTCGTATTTGTGTGCTGTGCTTCGGCGGAGAAGCTTCGCCATTACTTCTCCAGCCCGCGTTTTTAAAACCACGCGATCACCCCGTCGGAAATTAGCATGGGGAGATACAATGACAATGTCTCCGTCCCGGTAAACGGGCTCCATGCTCTCCCCACTAATTTCTAATGCGTAGGCATGAGGATCACCGACATCTGGGAATGGAATTTCGTCCCATCCTGCTCCCGTGGGGTAACCCGCATCGTCAAAAAATCCTTCAGATCCAGCTTGAGCATAGCCAATAACAGGGACATTCCTATATATATTAGAATTAAAATCATCATTAATATACGATAAAAATTCCCCAATGTTCGCATTAGTTGCGTCAAGTATTTTAGAAATACTTTCGGTGCTTGGCCACCTAAGCTTTCCTTCGCGCGTCGTCCTCTTGCTTTTATTGAAAGTAGTTGGGTCAAGCCCTGCACGCCGTGCGAGCCCGGATGCCGACATGCCATGTTCTCGAGCAAGATGATCAATGGCGCGCCAAATGTCAGAATGCCTCAACATGGGAACATTGTCTTATAAAACCGCGCCTGATGCACTAAGAACAAATTCCTTTCTTGGTTGACAAGAGGCGTCTTTGGCTTACAATAGTAAATATTCCTATTGCATGAGGGGATGTCGCCATTCCACGTTCATCATCAGTCGGGCCTCCTTTCCACTTTTCGAATTGTATATCCGCATGCCAACGCTCGTGCGTCCAATGACATTGAAATTTATCTCAACATGGTCGAATTCGCGCAAAAATGGCTAATTATCGGTAAGCATTCGACGATTCTCGCCCAATTTGATCTTCGCAAGTGCCCCGTGGTTCGCTTTGGCGAAAGGAGCGATAGGCAGATCAATTCTGGGATGAGGCACCCCAAAGGTCACAGACGCATTTACAGGCAAAAGGAATAGTGGTGTGAGGACGCGCGAGACGGAAATCGAGCAACCAACTCCAGAATGCTGCATCACTGCCGCAGACGCCGATGCTCTGGTTGTCTTCATGGGGGAAGTCAGCATTCGTTGGGCAAAACTCCTTCGACCTGGGTTTCGTCACTGTTTCGCAGTTATCGGCAGAAGAAGGAAGTGGATCGTCTTCGATCCGATGTCCAGTTTCACCAACATAGGCGCGTTCTCGGGGCCCAGTATTGACGATGTCGCTGGCTGGTACCGCCAGTTTGGTTTTACGGTAGTCAAGACTAAGGTCCGGAGAGATCAATCGGCTCCCACAGATTGGAGGTTCTTGACTTGCGTTGAAGCTGTGAAGCGGGTCCTCGGGATCCGGGCTCGGTGGGTAATAACGCCTTGGCAGCTCTATCGGTTCCTCAGATAGACAGGAAAATATACCTTGATTTTTGTCGATAAAATGGTATATAATCCTTTTTATCAAATGCAGGACGTCCACCCGATCTGACCCATGCGGTTCGTTCGACGCCTCCGACTACCACCTCAGTTCAGGAAGTTTTTATGGCCACTCACTTGATTCCGGTCATCGGTAAGACGCTTTTCAGCGCTCCGCCGCCAAGTCCCTCATCTTCGAACACGCCGTCAACGCTTGCAAGTGACTCAGCATTGTCTCAAGACAAACTGGAGCGGGAGCGCAGGATGGAAATGCTCCGTCGCAAGCGACGGGGTGTTACAGGGACGATAACGACCTCGCCCCGCGGGTTTCTCGCATCCAAGGAGCTGGCACCCAATCGAATCAGTCTTCTTGGAGAATGATCATGTCCTCTCTTACACCGAAAGATGCAGTAGAACGCTACATACGGGCTAAGGAGCGGCGAGCAACCTGGGAGAGCCATTGGGAGGAATGTTACGAATTCTGTCTACCGCATAGAGACGCCGGATTGCGCCACACCATTCCCGGAGGAAAAAAAGGTGACAAAATCTTCGACGGAACTGCGCCAGATGCGGTAGATCAGCTGGCTGCAAGCCTCATGGCCCAGCTAACCCCACCTTGGACGCAATGGCTTGGATTTTCAGTTGGTCCTGATGCTGAAGAGGTCGACCGTCAAGAGCTAGGTTTAGAACTCGAGAAATCGACGGCGACGATGCAATCGCATTTTGACCGATCTAATTTCTCCGTTGAGATTCATCAGTGCTACTTGGACCTAGTCACAGCTGGAACCGCCTCTCTCCTCCTGGAAGAAGCAGCTCCAGGCGAGAGATCCGCGTTCCGCTTCACGGCAATTCCTTTGGCCCAAGTGGTTATGGAGGAAGGTCCGTCCGGGCGTCTCGATACGACATTCCGTCGCAGTGAGGTAACCGGCCCCCAACTGCTTGCCCGATTTCCATCCGCCGCCGGTTATGAGGGCTTGATGCGGCGTGTTCGCAACGGAGCGGATACGCGTATCGCGGTTATTGAAGCCGTCGTCCCGAGCGATGTTGGATATTCCTATCTTGCTGTTACGGAAACCGACGCGCATTCGGCTGACAGTCACGTCGTGTTGGCTGAAGGACGATTTGCGACGTCTCCGTTCATTAACTTCCGCTGGCTGAAAGCGCCAGGCGAGACATACGGTCGCTCTCCCGTCATGAAGGCGCTCCCCGACATCAAGACCGCAAACAAAGTCGTTGAACTGATTTTGAAAAACGCCTCCATCGCCGTAACTGGGATCTGGCAAGCTGACGACGATGGCGTCATCAATCCAGCTACTATCAAGCTCGCTCCAGGCACAATCATTCCCAAAGCTGTTGGTTCAGCAGGCCTAAGGCCTCTTGAAGCGCCTGGGCGATTCGATGTCTCTCAGCTGATCCTCGATCAGTTGCGCTCAAGAATCCTTAAAGCTCTGCTTGTGGATCAATTGGGGCAAGTCAATGGTCCTAGGATGACAGCAACCGAAGTTGTTGAGCGGGCCGCCGAAATGGCTCGAATTCTTGGTGCGACTTATGGTCGCCTGCAGTCAGAGATGCTGACACCGTTGATGGACCGAGCGCAGGGAATACTTGCTCGGCGGGGTGAGATCTTGGACCTACCGATTGACGGCGGCATGATCGCTCTCGACTACAAGTCTCCACAGGCGCGATATCAAGCTCAGCAAGACATTCAGGGCACGATGGTTTGGCTTGAAGCCGTAAGATCCATGGGACCTGAAGCTCTGACAGCCGTCGATCAGCCGCGTGTCGCATCCTGGCTTGGTCGGGCGCTTGGTGTACCGGAAGAATTGATCCGAAGTATCTCATCTCCGGAGAATATGGGGGACGAAATTGTCGACGCTCTCGTTGACGGACTCTCGAGTATTGCCGGAGACGACGACCAACCCTCAATTATTCAAGAAACAGTTCTGCCTCATTCCAAGCATGAACCCGTATTCGTGGAGCAACATGATGCCAGATCTTGAATTGGGGTGGTCATGGTTTGAAGCTGATTTGCCGCCAACCGGAAACAAAGAATCTCAGCCTGATCGCAACTTGTCCCAAGTCTTTGCGAGATGCTTTCGCAGCGAAGAGGGGATGATTGTCCTCCGACACCTAAAATCGATTACGCAATCGAGAGGATTTGGCCCAACGGCCTCGGATGCATTGCTGAGACATATGGAAGGGCAAAGGCAACTCGTAACGCAAATTATCTCGCTTGTAGAACAGGGCCGAGGTCCTTGCCAAGGGGACGACTTCGAATCCGCACTTAACGGTTCGGCTATCATGGAGAATACCGATGACTGACAGTCTGCTTCAATCGATCGGCAGCGAGGCCTCTGAACAAGAAGAAGCCATTAATGGTGCAACGGCCAACGTCGAGGTCTCTCAACGTCCCGGTAGTGTTCCGGAGAAATTTTGGGACACCGAAAGTGGTCAACTTCGTACCGATGCCCTCGTCAAATCATACCTGGAGCTCGAGCGCAAACTCGGCAATCCTGGTCACAGCGAACCACCTCCTGGTCCGGAAGATTACAATATTGATATTCAAAACGACTTTTTGGGCAGCGACCCTGAAGTAAACAAGCGTTTGCATGCCGCGGGACTTTCCGAGGATCAAGCCCAGGTAGTCTATGACCTCGCAAGCGAACACTTAATGCCACTGATTGGGGATCTTGCCTCAGTATTTGAGGCGGAACAGCAGACTGATAGGCTGGTAAATCATTTTGGCGGTCAAGAAAAGTGGAACGTAACTGCACGCCAAATCGATGCTTGGGCGCGTGCGCAACTGCCCGCTCATGTCATGGAAGCGCTTTCAACGACTTTTGAAGGTGTTCTTGCCATGCATCAGATGATGTCGAGTGCTGAACCAGGATTGCTGCAAAAAAATGAGGCGTCGACAGAAAACCTCAGCATCACAGACCTAAAAAATCTGATGAAGGATCCCGACTATTGGCGTGATCAAAATCCCGCTGTCGTTCAGAAGGTACGTCAAGGGTTTCGCGCCCTCTACAAGGAATAAAGGGGTGAGCGCGCTCCTATAGCGATGCTCCTCCTGCGGGGCGTGGAGACCGGGAACCACGCCCCGTCCTTATCTTTCTTTCGTCTGCCAACCCAACCAAAACAGCTCCGTTTCGCTGGTTGGCTGGTCATGACGAATGTCATCTTTCCATCGGATAACCGTGGCAAAATCTGAATGCTTGCGGCCCGACGGATTTAGCGCGTCGCCGCGTTCGGCGGCTGCACCACAACCGAACAAAAAGCGCCTGACGCAAAACAAGCCAAAATGCAAACAGGAGAAAAATGAATGTCGACCCAGGTCGAACAGTCTTTCATTGCAAATTTTGAGGCCGAAGTCCATGTGCAATATCAACAAATGGGCTCGAAGCTTCGGAATACTGTAAGAACAAAAGATAATATTGTTGGTGCAACGACAACCTTTCAAAAAGTCGGAAAGGGCGTTGCGAGTACTAAAGCCCGCCACGGCCTAGTTCCGGTCATGAACGTAGATCACACGCCCGTAGAGTGCACTCTTCAAGACTACTATGCGGGCGACTGGGTTGATCGGCTTGATGAGCTTAAGACCAACATCAACGAGCAGCAGGTTGTCGCCAAGGCCGGAGCTTACGCGCTTGGGCGAAAAACAGACGAAATGGTCATCAATCAGCTAGCCACCTCCATTAATTATGCAGGCTCCGACACCGATGAGTTGACCAAGCTTAAAGTGTTGCAGGCATTTGAAATGCTCGGGGAAACCGATGTACCTGATGATGGCCAGCGTTTTGCTGTGGTTGGCTGGAAGCAATGGAGCGATCTGCTCAGCATAGATGAGTTCGCCAACGCCGATTACATTGGCGACGACCAGTTACCCTGGAAAGGTACTCAGGCCAAGCGATGGCTGGGCACGCTTTGGATCCCTCATTCCGGCTTACCCAAGGTTGGGAGCGTCCGCTATTGCTTTTGGTATCACAAGACTGCCATCGGCCATGGGATCGGATCCGAAGTCAAAACCGATATTTCATGGCACGGCGACCATGCTGCTCACTTTGTAAACAACATGATGAGCCAAGGTGCCTGCCTTATCGATGGCTCTGGAGTCGTAACTCTTCGTTGCCTTGAAGGATAATAAGGAACCAACCAATGGCATATAACCCAAAAAATTTGAGCGTCCTGGCTTATGCGAATGGCTTTACGCTTTGGCATTATTCTACTACGGACCCGGCGAATTCTACAGATACTGCCGGATACTTTAATAGCGCGTCTGATATGCTTCGTGTAGGCGACATGATTCTCGCCAACGTAGATACCGATAGCGCCAATCCAGGAGCTGGTATCTTCCTTGTTAATTACAATGAGGGCAGCGTCGTTGATATTGCTAACCTAACTCAGGTCGGCGCCACAGATGCTGACTGACATTATATTGTATTAATTTTGGTGCCTCTGTATACATATAGTATACAGAGGCATTACACAAAAATAATTGAAATAATATGCATTATTTTTATCATTAAAATTACTTTAATTTATTTTTTAATAATTTTATTCTCCTGCACATATAAGGAGGTTTATCGTGGCGATTAGTAGCATTGATCTTTGCTCACGCGCACTATTAAAAATTGGCGCAAGCAGCATTGCGTCGTTTGATGAGGGTACTGCAGAATCGGAAGTTGCTGCCAGTCTTTATCCAGTTGTGCGGGATGCCATGCTTTCATTACATCCATGGAATTTTGCCATAACGCGAGAGATTTTGGCCAAATTGTTTGAAACGCCGACTTCTGATTTCTCCCATGCATTCCAATTGCCGCCACAGTGCCTAAGGGTGATTTCAGCCGGGACAGGCAATCGAAGCCGCGGAATAGACTACAAGATTGTAGGTCGCCGTCTGTATTCAAATGCGGACCACGTCATTTTAACATTTGTTGCTCGCCCGAACGAAAGCGACTTTCCACCGTTTTTTGACATGACCTTGATTGCGCGGTTGGCGGCAGAATTCTGCATTCCATTGACCGACAGCACAAGCCGTTGGGAAGCGCTCCACGAACTGGCCGAAAAAGAACTGCGTCGAGCAAAATTGATCGATTCTCAAGAAGATACAGCGCTCCAATTCGAGGACTTCAGTTTGATTGAGGAACGAAGATAATGGCGAGGGTTCGCAGCCATAAAACCAACTTTACCGCAGGTGAAGTGTCACCACGATTGCTCGGGCGCAGCGACCTCCGTTCTTATGAAAACGGTGCAGCGAAGCTTAGAAATGTATTCATCCACCCGACAGGTGGTTTAAGCAGAAGAGCGGGATTAAGGTACGTAGACTCGGCACGTGGATCAGGTAGGCTTATCGCCTTCGAATTTAATACAGAGCAAGTATATTTGCTCGTATTTACTGATCGAAATATAGACGTTTATCGGTCAGGTATTAAGACGGCGGAGTTGGCGACACCGTGGACCGAAGATCATTTACGGCAAATCAATTGGACCCAAAGTGCTGATACATTACTTATCGTACACCCTGATGTTTCTCCAAGAAAAATAACCAGGGCAAGCGAGTCGGAATGGCACATCGCCGATTGGGCCTTCTACGAGGAAGACGACCAGATACGCCAACCATATCACAAGTTTGCCGACGAAGATGTGACCCTTAAACCGAGCGGTACGGGAGGTCAGGTAAACATTACCGCGTCGACGGACGTATTCGTTACTGCCCATGGCGGCACACGATTTCGGATTGCGGGCAGAGAATTGGAAATCGCGACTGTGATTTCCTCGACTGAAGTTACCGCCAATGTGAAGGAAGGTCTTGTCAACAGCACGGCTACGACCGATTGGGAGGAACAAACTTTTTCACCGGCGCGCGGGTGGCCCGTTTCCGTCACGTTTCACCAAGATCGACTAGTTATTGGTGGTTCGCGTGATCTACCCAATCGTCTTTGGTTGTCGAAGTCAGCGGATTTGTTCAATTTTGATCTCGGTGAAGGCCTGGATGACGAGGCAATTGAGTTTTCAATCCTGTCCGACCAAGTGAATGCTATCCGCGCGGTATTTTCCGGACGTCACCTTCAGGTATTTACGTCTGGGGCTGAGTGGATGGTCGCAGGAGTACCTCTGACGCCCGCCAGTATTCAGCTTCACCGGCAAACTCGTGTCGGGTCGCCAGTAGACAGGACCGTCCCCCCTCGAGACGTGGACGGAGCAACATTGTTCGTACCGAGAACCGGCGAGCAATTGAGGGAGTTTTTGTTTACGGATGTCGAGCAAGCGTATCAAGCAACTGACCTTGCAGTACTTGCCGAGCATTTGATTGTTGCCCCTGTGGACATGGATTTTGACAAATCCAATAGGCTCTTTCACGTTGTGATGGGTAACGGTACGCTTGCAACGCTTACGGTCTATCGAGCAGAGCAAGTGAGCGCCTGGACCTTACAAGAGACCGCGGGTGCTTTTCGGGCTGTTGTTACAGTGGGCAGTGAGACCTATGTGCTGGTGGACCGAGCCGGTAAGTTGTCCGTGGAGGTCTTTGATCCTGAATTTGGCGTCGACAGTGGTTTGGGTGGCAGTAGCGCCAGCCCGAGAACGACTTGGGGTGGACTCGGTCACCTTGAGGGGCAGACCGTTAAAGTTCTAACTGACAACGCTGTACACATTGATACACAGATAGAAAATGGCGCTGTAAATTTAGGAGCGCCAGCAAATTCTATCCAAATAGGTATCAAATTTATTCATAATATTGCGCCTCTGCCGCCAGTTGTTTCCAATATCGGAGGAAGTCAAGGCCGGAAACTTCGGCCGATCGCTATTACTTTCCGCCTATGGGAAACGGCGAATTTGCACTTAGATACAGGGCGTGGTCTTACGGATGTACCGTTCAAGAGGTTTGGCGATAATATGGTGGATATGCCCTTAGCCGGTTTTTGTGGCGATAAAACCGTGCGAGCTTTAGGCTGGCGTTCAGACGACACCTCTCCTCTTTGGCGCATAGAACAAGACACGCCTCTACCGTTCACGCTCCTCTCCGTCTCTACCGAGATGAGCGTGAACGGTTAAAGCACACTAATCCTTATTCGCATAGACGCAATCCCTTTTGCGCAACAGATTTACTGCTCAGGGTCGCGAAACAAAGGTTGGGCAACACGCGAACTGTTTCAGCCACGATTCTCTGGCAATCACTGGACTTCAACCAACCCAATGATGGGGTGTAACCCAAATAGGAGAACATAACCGAAATGACTGCTGGTGGAACCGAAGCTATTCTGTCGATGGCCATACCCGCTTTGAAGATGGGGCTGGGCGCGGCTCAGCAAAAAAATGAGCAGGCAGCTCGAGAAGCAAATTCCCGCTCCAGGATGGAACAAATTCAAAATTCTCAAAAAGTTGATGAGCGCCGTAGGCGCGAGCAGCTTAAGCACGCATTGGCTGCGCGTAGAGCGCGGTTTGGGGCCCACGGAATATCCTCAAGCGGGTCGGCGGACGCAGTCCTTGCTGGTTTGGCTATGGAAGCCGAACGGCAAGATGCCGAGCAGCGTGCACTCTCAAATAATCGGATCAGCCTTCTTAATGACCAGGCTTCTTACTCACGACGGAAAAATTTACTCGACTCATATGGGTC